GCAGCGGAGAACCTCGCTTACTGTACCAAGTCTGATCCAGCTGCATGGGTATGTTACAGACCTCGAACTCATCCTGAGTTCGTGGATGTAATTATTATAGACTAGCTTAATAAAAAAAAGCTTGCCTGCGGCGCTTTTTAAAACGCCTTCGCGTTTTATCCGATGGCTCACGCTTTTCGCTTAGGTGCACGGACAGATCCTTCAGGGCCATCGCTCGGACTTGGATAAGTCCAGACGATTGGCCAAAGAAGGAGGAATGAGACTCGTAACACTGACGTGTTCCTCGCAACAAATCCAGGTCGCACAGAAGTTCCTCGTGTACCACGAGGACCAGCGCGACTGGGAACCAGAGGTTGTCTGGATCTACGGCCCTCCGGGCGTAGGGAAAACAGTACTTGCTTTCAAGATGTGTGGGTCTGACGACCGCTATGTTAAGAAGAACCAATCCAAATGGTTTCAGGGTTACGACGCTCACGAGAACGTCATCTTCGATGACATTCGTGAGGCCAAGCATGGCATCACATTCATGATGCTGCTGGGCTTGCTTGACAGCAAGCCCTTCAGCGTTGAGTGTAAGGGTGGCTCACGCCAGTTCCTGGCGAAGCGCATCTTCCTTACCAGTATCAACAAACCAGAGCATTGCTTTGGGACCGTTGGCTATGAGGCCATAGGCCAACTCACTCGTCGTATTGATAAGGTTATCAACTTAGGAGACCCTTTAGTACGTCGGGAACATAGTGTTCCGGATGTTCCGGAAGTTGGTAGGGTAATAATAAGACCTACCAACTCCCCACCCCCGCTGATCCGTCAGCCAGACCTTTGGGGGAATGCAGAAGCTTTCAGCTTCTACACCCCACAAAAGGATCTTGAGACTAAGGTGGTGTGGGACGATGGTGTTGACACCATAGAAATGTCGTAAATAAAAGATACATTCAAAATTTATAAGTATATAATTTAAATAGTTATTTATTCGTTAGTGTACATCTGTCCCTGGCGTTCCTTGGGATCTGAGTACAGTACATCATACTCAATCTCGATCATCCACGCAGTGACTGATCCGTCAATAGCTGCTTGCACAGCAGTAAGATGGTCACCCTCCAAAATATTTTTGTTGTCGCGGTGAAACATGTAATGAAAAGCGGGTTCCGTGGTTCCATTGGGATCCCCGGACGTTTCAATGGTGAATGCTGATGGATCGTAGTCCTTAAGCTTCGCCTTCCAGTCGCTCAGCTTCCATGACTTGTTGAGTACGATCGGCTTGAATGGTCCATAACCAGCACTGGTATTGCCCAGTGTCTGTTGCTTCACCTGTGTCATAGCCAAAGTGTTCTGAAGTATGGAATTCTCAAAGTATTGTCCAGCAGTTCTACCTTGGTGACTATTTCCCTGAGAATACAGCGTCATGTAGTAACGTGTCGGATCCCATACTGGGACCGAAGACACTTGACGCATGTTAATCTGTGTGGCTCGGAACTTAGAAGCTAGAACCTTGTAGCGGTTATAGTACTGCGTAAGATCGTAGTGCCCACGGGCACTGATCTGTGTTCCTACGCCCCCTACGGGGTTGGGATCAAATACTCCGTTTGCACGGAATGTAACCTCAGACTCGGCATTGCCGGCTACGCCGTCATAGCCGACCATCTGACAGTATTTCAACTTCACTCTCTTCGTTCGTTTCGTCAAACCAGCCATGCCCTGAACGGGCATCTTCTTCACTCGCGTCATTGCTCGTGTGAGTGATTTGATGGATCCCTTTGCTTTCCTTCGTTTCTTTCTGGAAATAAGCCTGAAGTTCTTGCCGCGTCTAGCGCCAAGCGAACGTTTACGCCCGCGTGAACTGCGGCGCTTACTAAACTTAGAACGGCGAGCCATGTGATAATCAATTCTATCATATAACAGGAGAAGGAAAGAATAATGACGTACTCCCGGGCGAGCTACGCCCGCCCTCTGATCCTCATGCCGGATAGGCACCCCCCTAGCCCCCCGCGGAGCGGGGGGTACCCTAATAGATGGAGTTTAGTCTAGTAAACTAAGACCCATAACATTTTGAGAGGGGGGTGTTTTTACTTTATAAGACACTTTTACCCCCAGCTCAAATTACTTTCATTTGGTTAAGCTAGCGTCTTTCTGCGCTTTAATGTCTTACTATAGCTTTGTTGCAACCTGCAACAACTACAATGAAGCACACATCGCAGCTTTCAAAGCTTACGCCCAAAAGGCGTGCAAGTATGCCGTGGTCGGACGCGAAATCGCGCCGACTACGGGCACACCTCACTTGCAATGCTACATGTCTCTCCAAAAGAAGACACGCCCTACGGGTATCCGCAAAGTATGTTTTAATTAGAAATGACATTTAAAGTATGCTTTTTAATTCATATATTTCTAGGCTCTCGCTGGCTTCCATATCGCTCCAGCTTATGGAACAGCAGCGGAGAACCTCGCTTACTGTACCAAGTCTGATCCAGCTGCATGGGTATGTTACAGACCTCGAACTCATCCTGAGTTCGTGGATGTAATTATTATAGACTAGCTTAATAAAAAAAAGC